CGGAACCAGCTAAAGAACCGGAACCAGCTAAAGAACCGGAACCAGCTAAAGAACCCGTCACAATCGAACAGGTCAAGGCCGTCGCAATGAAGGCGCTAAATAAGGGTCGTAGGGATGTGGTAAAAGACGCATTCGGATATGTGGGTGCAACATCTTTCCCTTCACTTCCCGCAGAGAATTACGCCGACTTCATCAAGTGCATAGAAGAAAACTTGTAATGGAACAAAATCATAGCGAAAGGGAACACGCGCTATTATCCCCTAGTTCATCTAGCCGTTGGTTGAATTGCACTCCTTCGGCTAGGCTAGCGGAGAACGCAGAAAACAAGTCAAGTGTATATGCCGAGGAGGGCACTCTATTTCACGAGATTTGTGAGTATTGCCTAGCGCAATGGAACGCCGGAGTATGGGAACCCGACCCGTTCGGGGAAGAACTTCCGGAACTTAAAGACGACCATTTGATGCACCCGCTATTTAAACAAGAAATGTTCAAGCACGCCCGCAATTATTGCGATTTCGTGATGAACGAGAACTATAACCTAGAAAAGTCGGACGGGGCGTGCAAATTGCTGTTAGAGGAAAAAGTAGATATCTCCGAATACGCGCCGGAATGCTTCGGCTCTGTTGACTGTCAATTAGTGGGGCGTGATACGCTGATAGTTATCGACTTGAAGTACGGGGAAGGCGTTAAAGTCTACGCAGAGCGCAACACACAAATGATGTTGTATGCACTTGGAGCGATTAAGGGGAAACCGTCTATAAAGACTGTCCGCCTAGTAATAGCACAAGTACGGTTAAATCATTTCGATGTGTGGGAAATATCAGCTAACGACTTGTTACAGTGGGCCGATAAGGTTCTGAAACCAACCGCAAAAAAGGCGTTCGCCGGAAAGGGAGAGCAAAAAATGGGTGATTGGTGCGGTTTTTGCCCTGTAAAGGCACAATGCCGGAAACAGTACGAGGCGGTAGTAAATGACTTCGACAGGTACGAATACCCGGAACTACTTACAGAGGACGAGATTTGCGACCTTATAGAAAAGATAGACAAGTACAAAGGTTGGTTAGAGAGTGTCAACAAGTTCGTGTATGATGAGGCGCTAAGGGGCCACAAGTGGAAAGGCTACAAACTAGTAGCGGGAAGGTCTAGCAGGGTGATAACTGATGAAGAAGCCATACGGCAAGACCTGTTAACCAAAAAATACCTAGAAGATGAGATTTTTAACATCAAATTGAAAGGTATTGGAGACCTCGAGAAGCTAGTAGGGAAAAAACAATTTTCGGCTCTCTACGGACAGTACGTAAAGTCCAAGCCGGGCAACCCTAAGCTAGTCCCGGACAGCGCGCCAGGGGACGAGATTAACCCGCTAAGCGATTTCGATATCGAAAGCTAACGAATATTAAAATAAGTAAAGCGATTACAGGATATAAAAATAAAGATATATCTTTGAATCGAATTAAAAAACCTATAAAATTTTAAAGACATGAGTAAAAAATTGATTTTAAAGAACGTGAGATTTTCCTATGTAAGAGTATTCGAGGCCGCTCCGATTATGGACGGAAATACAAACTATTACAGCGTATCCGTACTTATCCCTAAATCAGACACCAAGCAGGTGAACGAGATTAAGACGGCTATAAAGGAATTGGCAGCCGAATTTTTAGCCAATAACCCGAAATTAAAGGGTGTGCTTCCGGAAGGTTGGAGAAACCCGCTAACGGACGGTGATAAAAAAGGCGACGAAGGGTACGAGGATATGTGGGTACTTAACGCCAAGAGACAGGAAAAGAACGGTGCGCCGATTGTTATTGACAAGCATAAACAGCCGATTACGGTTAAAGAAGATATGTATTCAGGTTCATGGGGAACCGCATCACTAAGTTTGTTCACGTACTTTAAATCCGCTACTAGTTGCGGAGTCGGTGTCGGGCTTAATGGGATTCAAAAAGTTACAGACGATGATCGGTTAGACGGGGGTGCAAGCGTTAACGACTTCGATTATGAAGGAGGAGAAAGCGGTTTAAGTGATTTTGAATAACATTTTACAGAGTTTTAATTTTTATTTATTAACCGATTTTATTTTATAACAAATGTGCGAGGTCCGCCCGAGTAGAAGCGGGTGGGCCTTATTTTTACCCCTAAAATTAGAACAAATGATTAACCCAATTTACATAGACTTTGAGACGTATTCCAGCGAGGATATAAAGACGGGCGGCGCGTACAGATACACGTCCGCAATCGACTTTGAGATACTCCTAGTAGGTTACGCAGTTGGGGACGGTGATGTAGTTATAGTAGATGTTGCAAACGATGAAACCAAATGGAAAATATTTAAAGACATTATACAGGATGAACGCTATACGATAGTAGCGCACAACGCGCAATTTGAAAGATTGTGCCTAAAGGCCTACGGTATTAACATTCCGGCAAAGAGATTCTTATGCACCGCGTCACTGGCATTATATGCGGGTTTTCCCGAATCACTTAAAATGGTATCTTCCGCGCTAAATCTGAAAGAAGGAAAGAAGGGAACCGGATTGGCCCTAATAAAATTCTTCTGCCTTCCACAGCAGGATAAGACCGGAAACACGTACCGCAACTATATGCAGGACTTTCCCGAGAAGGCCGAGGAATTTATAGATTACCTCCGTTATGACGTGCTTTCAGAACGAGAGGCGTACCATAGATTAGAGTACTGCGACTTTCCCGAATCGGAAAGGGAAGTATATGCGCTAGACCAATATATTAATGACGCCGGGATAAAGATAGATACAGAGCTAGCCACGAATGCGGAGAAGATTAACAACGAGTTTTGCGACAAGCTGAAACACCGCATAAAAGACCTGTACGGAATATCTTCCCTAAAGTCAACCGCGCAACTAAAAAATTTCTGTCTTATCCGTACCGGAAAGAGTTTCGATTCATTCCGGAAAGAGGATATAGACGGCATTATAGAGGAATGCAATGACGAACAAGTAGCGGACGTACTAGAATCTCGTAAAATTATCAATAAGACCAGCAACGCCAAATATACGTCAATGCTAAATTGCGTATGTCCGGACGGGCGCGTACATGGATTGTACCGTTACTATGGGGCGGGGCGTACAGGCCGTTTCGCGGGGCGCCTAGTGCAGATGCAGAACCTACCGCGCAATTATATAACGGAGCTAGACGCGTGCCGTGATGACGCTAAAAAGAGTGATTTAAGCACGTTCGAAATGTTTTGGGGGGACGCTCCTGGAATGCTTTCCCAACTTATCCGCACCGCCTTTATCGCTGATACCGGAAAGATATTCGTAGTTGCGGACTATTCCGCAATCGAGGCGCGCGTATTGGCGGGCCTGGCCCGTGAAGAATGGCGCCTAGATGCTTTCCGCAATGGAAAGGATATATATGTAGTATCCGCTAGCCGTACATTCAGCCTACCGGAAGACCAGTGCGGCAAAGGTACACATTACAGGCAGCAAGGAAAGGTAACGGAACTGGCGCTAGGGTACGAAGGTTGGGTAGGGGCTATGGAAGTTATGGATTATGAAAAATCAATAGACCCGGCACTATACAAGGATATAATACTACGTTGGCGCGACGCTTCCCCACGGATAGTAGAATTTTGGGAAACGTTGGATTCAAGGGCGAAACTTTGCATACGTAACAAAAAGAGGGTAGATGTAATAGTGTACGGTGTATGGGTGTGCGCGTTCGAGTGGTTCACAGAAAACAATTCACTTGCTATCCTGTTACCTTCCGGGCGCCGCCTGTTTTACCCGGAATGCCGGATAAAGACAAAAACAATAAAGGGTAGGGAAAGAAGTGTTATAACATACATGGGAGTTAACCTTACCGGGAAATGGGGAGAACTGGACACATACGGCGGAAAGTTAACCGAGAATATAACACAGGCGGTTAGCCGCGATTTGTTAGTACATGGAATGCAAACCATAAGAGAGAGATTTCCGGATGTGGATATAGTGGGGCATATACATGATGAGACGGTTAACGAGGTGCCTCTAGACGATTTTGGGGAACCAACCGTAACATTACGGGAGATTTGCCAAGCTATGGCGACTACACCGGAATGGGCCGAACCGTTCGGAATACCGTTGAACGCGGAAGGATTTATAAGTAATTACTACAAAAAAGATTAGATATGGATAAGTACACATTGTCGGTTGCAGGGAGTTCGGCTTCGCTAAAATGGACTACGGTTAAATATACATGGAGCGATTTTTTGGAACGCCTCAACCGCGATATACGCAGTACGGAGACTATGCGCGATTTTGATAGACTAGACCGCACCGCGCGTGCCAATCTGAAAGACGTTGGCGGATATATGGCGGGGGAGCTTTCCGGCGCTAGACGTCTTAAAAGTGCGGTATTATCACGGTCTATGATAACATTAGACGTTGACTATGCTGACAGTCTTTTTCCTGTGGAATTTGATACTAGGTTTCCCGGTGTAGCAGCCGTTATATACAATACACGTTCAGACCGGGAAAAGAGCAGGCGGTTCCGTGTGGTTATTCCGTTCGCCGAAGAAGTGCAGGACGCGGCGCAATACGAGGCTGCCGCGCGTAAAATGGCGGAATTGCTAGGTATAGACTTGTTCGACCCTACCACATTCCAGGCCGAACGGATGATGTATTGGCAATCTCTCTCATCAGACCAACCGAAAGTTTTCGAAGTGTTCGAGGGTGAGCCTATCAGCGCCGAATACCTGTTATCCCTGTACGGGAATAACGAGGAGTGGCGAGATATCCGTAATTGGGCGTTCAAGTCAGACCAGGAGAAAGAGACACGCGCAATTGTCAGTAAGGCAATGGCGCAGAACCCCCGCGAAAAGGCGGGTCTAGTAGGGGCGTTTTGCCGGGCTTATTCCGTTCCGGCAGCTATCGAAAAGTACCTTTCGGACGTGTACGAGATAGCGCCGGGAAACGACCGTTACACTTACAAGGCGGGGCATAGTGTGGGCGGTATGATAGTATTTGACGACCTATTTTGTTTCTCGTACCACTCCACCGACCCGATATCGGACGGGCACGCATACAACGCATACGACCTTGTGCGTGTGCATAAGTTCGGGCACCTAGGCAAAGAGGACAGCACAAAGGAGATGAACAAACTGGTTTGCGCGGATAAGGAATGCGTTAAAGACATGGTTACACCGGATGCCGACCTAGACGATTTCGACGATTACGGGGATGCAGTGAAGTCAGATAGCACCAAGGAAGTTACGGAACTTGTGTGGGATTTAGACGGAAAAGGAAACAAGCAAGTAACAGTTAACAACTTCGTTAACGCCTTCAAGTCCGACCCCCTGTTAAATGGGCTGTTGGCTTATGACATGCTAAAGGAGACGATAGTATTTACCCGCCCGTCATTCACCGCCAAGGGAAGCAAGAAGGGCGACCTAGTCAATGATACGGATATATCCATTATCAAGGGCCGCATAGAACGCATGCACGGGATATACAATGATGCCAAGCTGAACGACGCGATAGAACAGGTTAGCAGTGATAACGCTTTCCACCCTATCAAATTGTATCTAGAGTCGTTGACATGGGACGGAGTACCGCGCATTGACACATTTCTAGTTGATTATATGGGGGCCGAGGATAACGCATATACTCGCGAGGCGTTCCGCAAAATGCTGCTCGCAGCCGTTACCCGCATATACGAGCCGGGGCGAAAGTTCGACACCGCTCTAGTGTTCTATTCCGAGCAGGGGGTAGGAAAGTCTACTCTTATCCAGCGGCTTTCTAAAGGCTGGTTCAACGACTCGTTAACCAACCTATCCGGGAAAGAGTCATACGAGGCTATTCAGTTTGCGTGGCTAGTGGAGCTAGCCGAGTTATCCGCCCTACGAAAATCGGATGTTGAGGCCGTTAAGAATTTCATATCGAAGCGGGAAGATACGTACAGGGGCGCATACGCTAGACGTGTGAAGACTCATAAAAGACAATGCGTATTTTTCGGCTCTACGAATGACGACGAGTTCCTAAAGGACGCGACCGGAAACAGACGGTTTTTTCCTGTGTCGGTGAAGCGCACGAGGAAAACCCGCATAATTTTTGAGCCGGAATTTGATGCCATTGTAGACCAACTATGGGCGGAAGCAATGGAGGGGTACATGTTAGGTGAAGCCCTCACACTATCGGATGAAGCGGAAGCCATTGCCGGCGGAACGCGCGAGGAGTTCACAGAGCGCACACCGATACAAGGTCTTATAGAGGAATACCTAGATAGACTTTTCCCGGCTGACTATGAAGATAGATTCCTAGCGCAACGCCTGGATTTCCTTAACGGTGATTTAGGGGAGGAAGGAACGGAAACTAAAAACTCTTTCAGTCTTATTGAACTATGGACGGAAGCACTAGGAAGGCGGAAAGACGAGTACACAGTAGTTAAGGCCCGCGAGCTATCCAACGCGGTAAAGGCGCTGAAAGGGTGGAAGCGTGACAAGCAGGCCCGGCAGAAAATATACGGCCCGCAGGTTATTTATAGGCGAGTGGGTGCGGGTATTACAAAATAATGAGTATCTTTGCCGCGAGAGAATCAATTACTACTCATTCAATTCATCACCGACTACTATTTAAGGGGTTTACGGTTCAGAAGGGAGACGTTGTGAAACGTTTCCTTTTCTTTATTTGTGTTAAATCTACAAAGAATTTTCTCAAAAAGTTTTGCAGTTCAAAAAGTATCCGTATCTTTGCAATGTCAATAAGAGATTAATAACCCTTTAAAATTAAAAGATATGGCAACTAAAGTAATAGACGAAAAGAAGAAATTTAGCTACGTAGTGACATTTGACCTGTTCAGAGAAGTTCAACCGTAAAGAGTGCGTAATAATCAAGTAATCATTAACCAGGGCGGGGCGACCCGCCAACAAAACCCCTAAAGATATGAAAATTAAAGTAACTTTCCAAAGCAAATATAATCGCCGTTCAAATATAACTATTGATGTTTCGCAGGATTCTATCTCGAACATGCTAAAGGAATTTGTTTATAATGAATTGTTGGATAAGGTTAGCGCTAATATTAGCGCCAGGAGGGCGCGACTAATAAAATACGGTTACGTAGTAAAAATAGAAGATTTAGACTTATTATAACACTATATTGACATGAAAAAGAATATACTTACATTTTTAACGTACCTGTTTTGGGCCGTAGCTTTCGTAGCGTTTATATTAATATTCTGTGAACCAACAACTAACATTTAAATATTATGTTTGAAATTTTAAAAGTAACCGCTATATTTGAAGGAGGGGAGGTAGTTAAGTACGTAGGTGACAGTGTTAGGCGCCTTATGGGAACCCCCGAAGTATCCCACGTAGATACAGCCCGGAAAATTATATGGGCCCGTATAAAAGACCTCCAAGAAGAACCCCGTAACGAGGCTCTAGGAGCCGTAAAGAGGGTTATACTAGTGTACAGGGAGAAAGAACAAAGTATTAACCAATAATAGACAAGTAATGAGTAACAGAAAGAAACTAAGGGGCGCCAGAGACGGCGCCACACGTATCACACCTGACAAGTCAATTACGGGCACATTTAACGGCCTGTATAAATTAGAAGTATACGATAAGAAGTCGGACAATTGGAACACCCTAGAGGGATGCAGTAATTTAACGTGGGGGCAGGCAGTCATAGCCCGTACCAATTACACCGCGTTACGGAGGGAATGCAAGATAGCTAACAATACCGTTATACGGATAGTAAGACCGGGAATCGATGAAGGCGAACGAGACGAGTGAAAAGGTATTTGAACGTACTTTATCTAAGTACGTCAATGACAATGGAGGGATAGCAGTAAAATTGCTATCCCAATTTGTTAACGGGCTGCCCGACCGTATGTACCTGTTGCCCGGCGGGCACGCGCTGTTTGTCGAATTCAAGAGTACCGGAAAGAAACCGACCAAGATACAGGAGCATATTATAGACCGGATACGAAAGGTAGGATTTACCGTTATGATAGTGGACAGCCCGGAGACCTACAAAAACGCTGTTTTGTACATTGATATGTTACTAGGCGTTAATATCGAATGAACAGGTATAACGAATGTTAATGTTTTGACAAAAAGTTTTGTAGTCCGGAAAGTATCCGTATCTTTGAAGTGTCAAAAGGAAATAACCACTTAAAATAACCACTTAAAATAACCACTTAAAATAAAAAGATATGAAAAAGTATTATGTAAACGGAAAAGAGATATCAGAACAAGAAGCAAAAGCTATCGAGGCAAAGAACGCCGAATATATGAGTAGTGCCGATTTTTCCTTGTGGGCTAAATGCGAATTCATAACAGTGATAACCCTTTAAAATTAGAAGATATGAAAGATTTAGTAAAAAACATGGGAGAGTTTAATAATTGGAAGGGGGGTATTGGATTATATTTTACGCAGAAAACTCTCAGACCTCTAAAGAAATTAGGTATAACTCCCGAAATGCCTATTAAAGATGCTTACAGCATACTTTCAAATTTATAACCCCTTAAAAATTCAAAGATATGAAGTTCAAGAAAGGAGAATTAACCGAGGCGGATATAAAGGAACGCCAAAGGTTTTGGAATAAGAAGGGGTTTTTCGGGACCCCTACAAAGAAAGAATTAGAAAAGCGTTCCAATAAAATGCAAAAGTTGCTTGCCGCTATGAGGAACTTCACGAGGGAGGAAATAGAGCAGATAAAAAGGGTGAGCCCGAACACTAGGATATTTGGATATCTAGGCAAAGAACGTAACCTTATATGGGAGGCTTCCCGGGAGGATATAGAATACGCCCTACGAATAGCCCCTAAAACATTTAAAGTAAACCAATCAAGTAACATTTAAAAATTAGATTCATGAAAAAGTTAATTAGTATTTTAGTAGTGTTTTTGTTCGCGGTTAGTGCAATGGCACAGGTAACAAGTCAATCCGGGAAATTGGAAACTGTTAAGTCGTTCCGCCTGGGAACCTGTAAGCTAGTCAAGGTAGAGAAGGGAGACGCGGTAACGTATCAGATAACCGCCCTTATAGCGAATGCAGCGTCTCATGAACTAGATATCCCTTTAGGGGATGAAAAGGCCGCGGTGGCCCTCTTAACGTCCCTAGCGGAATATAAACCGACCAAGGGTGAAGTAGTCAATCTTAATAACGTGGACGGTAATACAGCTACCTATTCAAAGTTTAACGGCACGTGGCAGATATACGGACGCGGTCGCACTCTGTACATAGTAGTGAGCAGAAAGGAATTGTCAACAATGGCTAAAGTAATAGGAGGCAAATAATATGGAGTCCACAGAAAGAGACTATAACGAGTTATACAGTAATGGAAATGAGTACATAAAGGTTTTCGTACATGCGGGACTGCATAACATATATGCAGCGACCAACGTAAAGACAAAGGAACAGAAACGATTCAACTCCCTTAAGGACCTGGAATCATATCTATACAATAAAGAGTATCACCTTGTTATGACAGACCGTGCTACGATATTCGCCCGTAACATTATGGGGGGCCTCTCCCCTCAATCCATTATAGACCTGGTCACTAGGCGCGACGGGACGCGGAAAGAGATTTGTTTTCAGCAGGAAAACAGAACGTACACCGGGTGGATAATAGGCAAAAACCTATGTGATAAGCGGGAAGTAATTGTCAGATGCAATTGCCCCGGCGCCTATACGAACGCTACCGGACATAAGACCGTAACGGTACCCGTCGAGAATATTATACTATTGTCGGATTATTAATTTACTAGAGTCATGGAAGAATTTAATAAGAAACTTAAAGTAGACCGCGTGAATCAGTTCGGGCACCTGGTTAAGGCTATGGCGCACGGTACACCGACCGAGGGATATACAATTGGGGACGCTATTAAGGCGCTTCCGGATAACCTGCAACAATACTTGTTGTCCGAGGTACCCGACAGGATACTACGGAAAGAGCACACTCGTAGAGGCCTCAACATCCTAGAAGATACCACGCTGCTTGCAGGGGTGGACGAATTACGGGAAACGTACACGGACGAGGTTTTCAAGGCCGACCCGGCTAGAGAGTTGTGCAACCTGTTAGGCATCAGGTCAGCCTTTCCCGATATACTAGATGTAATAGACGAGGTTCTGAAATTGTTCCCGGAAAGACTGACACGTAAAGACCTTGCTAACGAGTTATACATGGACGAGATAGGAATGAGATAATATCATTTAAAATGTACAGCAATGAAAAGATTTTATTACGAAGTAGGCGAAGTTTTCAGAAAGGACAGAAAAAGATATGTAGTTAAAGAGGCACCGGAATGTACAGGAATGGACTACGCGTGCGATAGAGATTACCGGGATGATAATAAGAGTGTTGTTTTTGCGGAACTAGGAAATGCTACGAAGGACTAATTTACATAAGTATCAGATAACGGCCGTCAACCATATCGAGGACAACCCGTTCGCAGCGCTCTTTCTCGATATGGGACTAGGGAAAACCGTGTCCACGTTAACGGCCGTGTCTGACCTTATAGAAAGATTTGAAGTAACCAAGGTACTAGTAGTAGCCCCTAAGAGAGTGGCCGAAATGACGTGGATAGACGAGGTTAACAACTGGGAGCAGTTAAGGCACCTACGCGTGTCAGTCATCAAGGGCACCGCCAGGCAACGCGAGATTGCCGCCAGGGCGGATGCGGATGTGTACATGGTTAGCCGGGATAATCTCGTGTGGCTCTTACAAATGTGGGGTGGGCAAAAAGTTCCCTATGATATGTTAGTACTTGACGAATTAAGTAGTTTCAAGAATCACAGCGCCAAACGTTTCAAGGCTGCAAAGGTTATCCGCCGGAGTTGTTCCCGTGTCGTAGGTCTTACCGGAACGCCTTCCCCAAATGGACTTATCGACCTGTGGGCGCAAATGTACTTGATAGACGGGGGGCAAAGACTGGGAAAGACAATAACGGATTACCGGGCTAACTACTTCCGCCCCGGGCGACAGAACGCCGGGATAATCTACGAGTACAAACCGCTAGCCAATACCGAGGAAGTGATAGGTGAAAAGATATCCGACATAACGCTGTCAATGAAAGCACTTGATTTCCTGGATATGCCGGAAGTGGTGTATATCAACAACTATGTAGAACTATCTCCGAAAGTAAAGAAGGCATACGACAAGTTCGAGGAAGAACAACTTCTAACACTGCTTGACGCTACCGGGGGCGATTCAAAGGAAATAACCGCTATTAACGCGGCAGCCCTTACAAACAAGTTACTACAATACGCGGGCGGCGCGGTGTATGATGAAGTACGGGACGTGTACAACGTGCACGACGAAAAGATAGAGACCCTTATAGAAATGGTTGAGGCAGCGAACGGAGCGCCCGTACTTGTGGCGTATGCGTTCAAGCACGAGGAGTCCCGGATAATGAAGGCTTTGCAGCCGTTCGGCGCGCGTAGGCTTAACACCGTGGATGATGTAAGAGACTGGAACGAGGGAAAGATTCCCGTACTGGTTACACACCCGGCGAGCGCAGGCCACGGGCTTAACATGCAGAAGGGCGGAAACCGTATAATATGGTTCAGTGCTACGTGGAGCCTAGAACTATACCAGCAGTTCAATGCTAGGTTGTGGAGGCAGGGACAGAAGAATAGCGTATTTGTTCACCACTTGATAAGTAGGGGAACGGTAGACGAGCGGGTAATAGGCGTTCTTAACAAGAAGGCGACCGCGCAGGACGGGTTAATGATTATAGTTAAGGAACTTATTAAAAAACATAAGATATGAATGTATTGAGTTTATTCGACGGCATGAGTTGCGGACAAATCGCACTTACCGAACTGGGGTGTTTCCCGGACAAGTACTACGCTTCCGAGGCGGACAAGTTCGCCATACAGCAGACTATGAGCGTGTTTCCCGACACCATACAACTAGGGGACGTTACCAAGGTAGATGTATCGCAATTAGATAAGATTGATTTGCTGATAGGCGGAAGCCCTTGCCAATCGTTTTCATTTGCCGGAAAACAGGTGGGTATGGTTACAACCGATAAGGTAGATATAACCGACTTGCAGACCTACCTAGACCTCAAGGAAATGGGATTTGAATTCGAGGGGCAATCATATCTATTTTGGGAGTATATGCGCATACTGACAGACATACGGAAGTATAACCCGAACGTCAAGTTCCTGTTAGAAAATGTAGTTATGTCGAAGAAATGGGAAGCAGTATTAACGGCAGCTATCGGAGTGGAACCCGTCAAGATTAACAGTAACTTAGTATCCGCACAGAGCCGGAAAAGATTGTATTGGACTAACATAGCCGAGATACCCCAACCGAAAGACGAAGGTATATTAATCCGCGATATATTGGAGGACGAAGTAGATGAAAAATATTATATATCATCTAAAGCCCTTGAGGGTACGGTTAACCGCGCTAGGGTAAACGCCGAGAAAGGAAATGGTTTCGGAGCACGAATAGTTTCGCCGGGAGGGAGGGCGAACACGCTTTTGCAAGGGTGTTACAAAGACGGGAAAGATAATCTTATAATAGCCGCCAGCCGTGGAAGGGTGTGCGAGGACGGGGTTATTAGGCAGCACCTAGAGCCGAGGAAGGACAGAAAGTCTAATTGTCTCACTACGGTACAGAAAGGAAACCTATTGATTGAGAATCGCAGCACGTTAAGACGGTTAACGCCTAGAGAGTGCGCACGGTTGCAGACCGTACCGGAGTGGTACGAGTGGGTGGTATCTGACACACAGATATACCGGATGTGCGGTAACGGGTGGACGGTGAAGGTTATAGAACATATATTGAGTCACTTATTTAAAAACTTATTTAAAAACTGAATTACGAACGAAAAGTTTGGATTAACAAGGTTTTCCGCGGGTGATACCGAGGAGCATGAAGGCGTAACCTACAAGGCGGTACACCAAGAACCGTACGAAACGTGCGAGGGGTGCGCGTTCTACAAGAGGGGCGAACCTTGCAAAAGCCCTAGAGAGTGGTTGTGTGTAGAGATAGGTACCGAGAAGAACTTAATTTTTAAAAAAGTAGAATAATGGAAAACCAAAATTTAACATCAGAATATCAAATCGGCGATACCGTGGAATTGAACAATGAAAGATTTACATACATGGGTTCGCAGTACGACACGGTGTACAAATGTACCGTGTACTTATATAGACCCGTTAACGGGAAATCTAAAACATTAACCCCCGCTACTAAAAAAGAATCGGCACGACTGGGTATACCCTCTAATTATGTCGTGATAGTTTTCAAGGCTTCGGTACCTAAAGACTCAATTAGCACACCGGAGCGTAAACGGTCGTTCACTTCTAAAATGTTCGGTTGGTTCCTTGAGTCCAACCGTTGGAAACATTTCCTATACGCTATCCCGGCGGGCGCTATAAACTTTTGGCTGGCGGTCGGGCTGGCACTAGGCATGGAGTTCAAAGACGCGCAGCACGGCGGTAAATTTGATTGGGTGGACGCTACGTGCACGGCGGTAGGAGGTTTTGCCGGGGCGGCACTGTCCTTGTGGTTATCGGGCGATTACGTGCTACGCTATCTTATCAAATTAATATTCTAAATCATAAAGTTATGGCAGACATGGAACATTTATTCAGAGAGCAGGAAATGCGGGAGCAGGCCGAGGCAACCGGACGCCCCACGGCGAACGATATTTTCAAGACCGCATTGTACAGAGCGGAAAAGGCGCAATATAATATGCGCATGAAGATAGGTAAGGCGGAAGCCGAGGAAGTAGTAATATACGCCGAGAGCGTGCCGAGAAACCTAAAGAGGGCTACGGACTTTACGTTTTACCGGAAAAACAATCCGCAAGTACAACTAACATTGACGCGCACCGAGATGTATGCGTTACCTGAAAGATACGGGAGGCACTGAAATTATGATTAAGAAGTTTTGCAAATGGATGAGTAGCCCGGAAGATTTGCCCGGGCTTGTCGCGAGAATGTTAACAGCTATTTTAATAACGGTGGTTTGGGTGTTCCTGTTGGCGCTGATAGCCGCATTAACAATGTGCAGATTATAATGGGACAGAAACTAATGGAGTGCAGAAGGAAACCGCTAGAGTTCGTAATACAAGACCTAGCCACGATACTGAATGTAAATGAGTTCTTTCTATTCAAGTTCTGCAAGGAGAACGGGATATATTACAGGAAGGCTAAAAATTTCCCTTACCACTTGGTAAAGGCAATGGAGATTTGCGAGGTGATTCCAAAATTAAGAAGGGAGATAGCTACGGTACGAGACGACCGGAACACGAGAGCGGAGCCAAACCGAATACCAACTATTGAGACCCTATTTATCAAGGACAACAAAAAGACCAAGCTAGACAAGTTCAATATGGAGGATGTCCCTAGGATATGGTGCCCGGGAACGGGGACGGTTAATTACCGAGACAGGGTAGAATCAAATGTAATATACCGCCTTAACTATTATAAGGACGGCACCGTATCACTAGACATGTGGAAATGGTCGTTCCATAAGTGGGAAACGGTGGAACCGTGCAGGGCGCTAGGGAATCGTAAGGAAATTTTACGCAAATGGGCGTACAAACATAGCTTTATAGCGAGGGATAAAGACGGTAAAGTAGTCGAATAGCTGAAAAAACTTTCTTCTCAAATTTCTATGTTATTACAATTTTAGTGATGACACAAAGATTTTGAGAGGAAAGTTTTTTCTCATTTTATTAACGTTTTATGTTAATTGATACTAAATCGTTGTAAACAATATTTTTTGAGAGGCAATTTGAAAATAACATATTTTAAGCAAAAAGAGTGTTTTAAAGGATATTGAGAGAAAAGTTTTTTGAGAGAAGATATACAATTGGTCGTTTTACGCATTTCTTCTCAAAAAAATGTACTAAAAGGTTTTACAATTCTGTTTTATCTGTGACACTTATCGATGACGCGTAAAGCGCTGATTATCAAGCCGCAAACTTTTTGCTGTCACAGGTAAAGATTTTTCATCAGTGACACTAAACGTGCAGTAAATCAAGTACTTATGACTAGTGTAATAGATGTAATAGAT